CCCCCCATTCCCTATCATATCCAGCCCCCCATGTCAAGCGAAAAAAGAAAGAAAGTTCATTTATTTTCTCGCGCCTGGTTGGTCCGTTGCTGTCCTCCGACTGTGGCACGCATGGCACAACGAGCGGAGGTTCTCAACGTTATATTTTAGCTCTGGGCAATCAGCCAATGGTTTAATATGGTCAACATCCGTTGCCGTTGTCACCGTCCCATTATCAAGACAGAACACACACAATGGATTAGCGTTAATGTATGTCTTCCTAAACTTGCCCCACCTATAATTATAACCACGGCTGTTAGCGTTAGCCCGCTGCTTGTCGCCATCGTTGTTATGCTTATCACAAAATCTTTTATATGTTGTATCCCTGCACCCTGGCCGATTACATAAGCGCTTAGAACGTGCTGGCATTTATTTGTCTACTATATCTATAAATAGCGTTCTGTCGTCTATCTCTGCGCTCTCTGAAGTAACGCGGCTTAGCAGTGCGTAACGCTCGCCAAGTGTGCCGCCTTGAATGCAGACACCTAACACTGTGCCCACTGGATATGTATTGCCTGAGCTGTCTGTCAGTTCGCTAGGGTTGAGACCCTTAGATACAACTGTTATACCTGCAAGCGCGCCATCAGGATCAAGCGCCACACTGTCAACCGTCAAGCCAGCACCAACAACAACCGAATAGTCTAGCCAGTAATTAGATACTGCGTTTTTATCCTGCTCTACAATATGCATTAAAAGAACCTAACAATTCGATTGATTGGAGGCACGTAACCCCAGAAAGCCAGGGCAACAGTTACCGTTATCACCTGCTCGACAGTAGCCACGCCATCATAGACGCTAACAGTTAGCGCGTAATCCGCTGGCGTAATGTCAACACCAGGCGCTAGTGTGATAACGTCAGCCGCCAGGGTTGCCCACGCTGGCCAACTACCGACAACCGCATAAGTGAGCGCGTCACTGTCTGCGTCTGTAGCCGTGAGCGTGTGGGTGCCTGTGTCGTTTTGTGATACGGTTAAAGCCGCTGCGCTTGTGAACACTGGCGCACGGTTAACCGGTGCCAAGAAGACTACATTATCAAATATTAAACTCGGGCCACCGTTATAACGGGTATCCCGTAAAATAAACGACATTGGCTTAACTCTCCGTTACGCTGACAGGGTAAGCGCCTATTTCGTTGGCACTGGCTGGGTCTTTGACAATTAGAAAAGCGTCCAATGGTGACGTTGTTAGATTCGTTAAAGCAAGCACACCATCGGCATCTGTCGTATCTTGGCCCGAATCTGTAACAATTCCCCAGTCATCTTGCAGTTGCCAATCAACAACAGTACTAGCAACCGCCACACCATCAGCATCAACCAGCTCAACAGATAGAGACCTAACAGATCCCGCTTGTGAGGTCGTAAAGTTGACAAGGGTTGGCGTTACTTGCGCGTTACTTGCGCTATCCCTAGCCGCAAAACACGCTTTGTATGGGATTCCTGCCGCTAGATTGTTAACTAGATAACTACTTAAAGCAGCACCCGAACCGATTGCCGCAGGTGTGATAGGCTCATCCCCAGCTTCAAGAATGCCGCTTATAATCTCTGCAACGCTTGGCGTGTCTTCAGATTGCCGGATTATTACAAAGTAGATTGTTCCAGTTTCGTTTATCGTCGCGTTAATCGTCGCTGTTGACTGCGTTACCGCGCTCACGGTTGGCCCAGTTGCAAACGTTGGCGGAGTGATGTCTGGCGTTGCCGTAGTCGTGGCGCTCACTACTGAGGTGCTAGCCTGCAAGTTTGGCGTGCCTTCGTCGTCTTGAGCTGCAAAACAAACCTTATAGCTTGTGTTGTTAGTGAGACCTGTAATCGCTGCCGTTATGCTCGTTTCTGCTGTTGCGCTATCTGCTGCGCTTGGCGCTCCTCCTGCCGCGTTTTGCCCCGCTATCACCTGCGCTGGCGTTGGTGTAGCCTCGGCTGAAGGCACTACCACGACGAATATATCACCCGTCTCATTGATTGTAGCCGTTGCCGTTAACGTCGTCTCACCGACGTTAGAAACCGCTGGAGCGGTCGCGAACGTTGGCGCTGTTACGTCAGTATCGGATGAAGTTAGGGTGACAATAGCCGTGTCATTACTCGATACCGTCAAATCACTGGCATCATTGATGAGATAATCAAACGTGTAGTCTCCTGCCGAGCCTGCACCGCTGACCACTGCAACGCCTTGGTCATCCACTGATACCGTGCCCTGTGGACTCGCTGCGAGCTGATACATAACCTGATCACCAACCACTACAGCGCTCAAATCAGACTCACCAAACATGAATGAATCACTGGGAAAACCGGCATAATTAACACCCATCGTAACAAAGCTGTGCGTTGACTCTGGCACAAACTGCTCTGATTCAGTGACCGAATAGCCGCTATTGTTTTCAATAACAAGGTCATGAACAGAACCGAATATAAAACCCTCATCTGGAACAGTTACAGTTATAGAGGCATCAGCCCACGCCGTAACAGTAAGCGCCACACTGTTAAATTCAACCGATCCGGTGCCTTGTGAGGCTTCGAAGTTCGTGCCCGTAATCGCTATAGACTGGCTGCGCTGTAGGTTGTTGCCACTGTTTACAGCGCTAACCGTTGGAATGGGCAAGGGTGCCGATATGGTCCAGTTAAACGAGTTTGAATCTGTTGAACCGTCGGCGTTAGTTGCCGTCACATGAGGGGAGAATACACCCTCAACCGTTGGCGTGCCGCTGATTATTCCCGTTCCTGACGCAATCGTTAAACCATCGGGTAAGTTAGTTCCTGCGTAAGATGTGGCAAAGTCAAAATAGCCTGAAGCGTCTAGGTTAGTAATGGCGTTAGTTCTGTTTCCGGTTTGGTTTAGTATCGGATCGGTATTAACTGGCGCTTGAGCGTTAATAGTAACACTGAATGCGTTAGAATCGTCAGAGCCTAACCCATTCGTTGCAGTTACAACAATGGCACTATAAACGCCGTTGGTGGGTGAGGTCCAAGTTAATTCACCTGTAACAGTATTAAAAGCCGCTCCCGCTGGCAGGTTAGCGACGCTGAATGATTCCGCGTTATCAAAGTATGGCCCTGTCGCTATGCTAACCGGTGTTGTTCTTGCGCCTGAATAGTTGGGGATAGTCCCGCTAAATACTGGCGCCGCTGCCGCTTCGCCGTATGTTGCAAACATTGAGTATAATTGCGAAACACCAGAACCTATAACAAACGTAGCCGGTAACGCGCCCGATTCAGGGTTAGCCCTAACCATCTGCGTACCGCCTGGGGTATCATAATACCCTTTAATAACAACCCCTGAATCTTCCGTGTTACCATACGCTATAACATAATCTTCACCTTCCGTCATCGCAAGGCTAACGGTATTTTCAACCAGCTCAACGGCTGTATTGGTAAAACTTAAAGTAGTTTTTCCGACTAATGCTAGGGTTGTTAGGTCGTATAAACCGACCTCAACGGTTCCGGTTCCGCTTGTGCATCTCAGATACATAGACAACTTCGTCACGGATTTATTAGCCGCAACGCTCGCCAGCTGGTTAGCGGCATCTGAAAACATTTTACTAGCACCCGCGCCCGTGTCGCCTATCGTTACCTCGGTTGCTCCTTGGCTCGAATATCCAAATGTGGGATCTACTAAAACAGGGTAGGTGGCGTTAAGCCTAAACGCTTCCGGCAAGCTTACAACTATAAGCCCTTCAACAATATTTAAATCACACCAAACGCGCCAACCGTTAGCATCTTCGGCCCACGGTCTGAAAATATGGAAAGCTTTACCCGTTCGATAGCCTTCTATTTTTTTAGTGTCTGCGTTTGGGTTGCTATGATAAACAGCGTACGAATTGATAACGTTCTCTGGCCTGCCTGCTCTCGCCTCGCCAAGTGTCACCCCTAGCTCGTCCGCGTCCGCTTGGGTTATCTCTAACTGTTTCGCAAACATTAGGTTTTTGTGTTGTATGCTGAAATTGATGTCACAATCATCTGGCCTATGTTTGAGAATAACCGAGAATTCAAACCCACCATCTAATTGATAGATTTCCGCTCTTTCGTCGTCGTTTTCCCAAACAATTTTATTTCCTTCAATTGTCGGCAGGGTGCTTTTATTGTCGCTTAAATATCTAACCGATAGATTGCACTCATTGCCGTAAAACTTGGATTTTAATTGAGGCTCAAACCGTCCTGGTTTTTTTTCGTCGCCGATCTCTATATCAATTTGCTTGTCTTCGTGCGTTAGCGTTTTAGCATAAGCATCGTTTACAATCTTAAAATCATGCTTGATAGGTAAGCCGATGGTGTTACTCATTATTCAGCCTCGATTATTTTAGCCAGCCGCCAAAACGTGTTAGGAAAAATTAATTCATACCCATAAAAACCGAACCGGTTTGAACTGTAGCCGGTTTGTTTTAAATACGTGTAATTGTTTAAAATAACGGTTTTCCATAACGCATGGTCGAACCATTCAGGGTTGGTTATGCGGCTTGCTGCAAGGTCTTCTTTGTACCATAGGTACAACTGTGAGAATGGGTCCATTAGCAGCCTAGCGCCGCTAGAATCGCTCTGCCTTACTTCTGAGTACCAAAAATTAGTCTGGTCAGGCCTTAGCCCCCAATCCATAACAAACTGCATACATTGATATAGCATGTTCCGCACTTCTTGCCGATCAATGCCCGTGTTATATCGTTCATCAAGGTTGAGCCATTCAATACATGCATGGAATATTGACCCGGCCATCCACGGTTGAGTGCCGTTTGAATGCGTCCCGTTAATGCCGTTGTCCATTTCATCAAGCAACCAGTACCCTGTACCCTGCTGATAATCAGAGCGCCCCACTATTACATCAGCTTGGTAGTGATCGTCGGGTGTTTGCCACCAATCCACTAAAAACTGCATAACACGGGTGCAAACGTCGTTAAAATAGGCCGCATCATTTGAGAGCTTAACCCAATTCAACATTACGAAAAACGGCCAACCAAAGTCACGTTCTGTCTCTACTAATCCACGTGTTAGCCCATCGCTGCTATATGTAACCGACCTCGGCAGCCTGTAATCCGCTGGCGCTCTGAATTCGTAGTGTGTGCCGATCTCCTGAGCAACTTCAAACGCTCTTTGATTGCCCGTAAGCCAGTGATAAGGCAGCAAGCCGGATAAATGAGTATGGCCTTCGTGCGTGTATCGTGCGCCGTGCTCTACGTTGCTGTGTTTGATTAACCGCACGTTACCGGCTGGCCAAGGCGAGAATTCAGCCGGTTTAGGCCGTCCGATAACTTCACCGTGATTTACGTCTTGATCCATAAAATGGCGCGTTTCAATCTCGCCCTGGTGTAGCCACTCAGATTCCAGCGTTTCAAAAAACAGAATATAATAATTCACCGCGCCAATATGCGCCCCGTTATAAAATCCGCTTATCCTATAGGATGTTTCACCACCATCTGAACTAACCTGGTCCTCGTAGCCGTGCCGGTATCTATCGCCCCAATCTCGCCAACCATATGGCTCCTCACGCTCTGGGTGCTCAGTTCGAGACTTGCGCAGAACGTTGTCTAAAAGTGTGCTATGAAATAGCGCTTTTGCTGATTCGTTTGGAATTAAATCATACAAGAATTTAGTAGTGCAATAATGCTCTGCTGTACATAAAAGCTCAGGTAATTGATTGTTGAAATTGTCGGTTATATTGTCGAGCGTATCGGCTACCGGTGTAGCAGAATGAACAATTAATTTCATTTGATACGTTTTAGCAATTCCAGGACTTGAATTAAAAACAGTGTTAGGCCGCCTTAATAATCCGTCTGTTGAGTATCTAACGGTAGCGGTTCCCGCGTTGAATTTGTCCGGGTGTAGGTGTATCTTTGTGGCGCTGGTATCCATGCTTAATTCGTTTGGCCATAGCTGCCAAAAATTACGCATAATGGTGCTAACACCCACCGTCCCATTATGACAACTAGCGAACCCTTTAGCTCTGTTGCCGGATTGAATGCCGCTGTAGGTTTGGCTGTTTCCGGTTGCATCGTCACCCGTGCCGTTAGGGTCCGCTGTCACTCTTCCCGCGCCATTTATTCCCCAGTATCCAGACTGGAATATATATTCTTCTTGCGTTAAATCGCCGGTTGAGTTGAAATTCTCGCCACCAAATATATATTTATGGTTTGATGCTAACGAGTGGTTAAACGTCCACACAATGCTTTTAGAAGCAAGTGAGGAGTCAATAGTGAATATATCAATGCTCTGGTTAGTATCGCTCTGCCGGTCATCAACCATGCAGTACTCTATACCGATTTCATCACTATCATTAAAGAGGTCAATCCAAACTCTAAACTGTGTGTAAGTGTTGTTTGAATTGTCGCGCAGGTAGCCGACTGCTCGAAGCTGCACATTCATAGCACCATTGCGCAATACTGCCCACGTTGGAGCCGTTTCGTTTGATGCTAAATACTCGGTATCGTCGAGCGCGTCAACACTGGCCAGCTCTGAAGCGCCTAACACCTGCGTTGAATAGGTCTGATTGCCTGCGGTGTCAGCATGAACGCTTTTAATAAGTGCGCCCGTGTCTCGATCGAGTACCACGCGGATTTTTCCGGTATCAATCGTGTATTCTGTAGCGCTGGTTGTTAGTGATAGATTTGTGCTGTAGCTCGATTGCGTAACACCCGCGCCATACTCTAGAGAATAAAGCTTTGTAGCGCTGGCTGACGCTGCAACGCTGCACGTGATCAATACCACTTTAATTGATCCGTCAGGCCACGTTGTTAGAATGTCAAATTGTGCCGGTATTTCTTGGCCTAGCTCATTCTTTACAACTAATTCACTAGCGCTCGATACGGAAGACTCAAAGAGTGGTACACCGCACTGAACGACACGCGCCGCGATAGGATTAGCTCTAACAGTTAGCGCTACCGCGCCGCTTTGCGCTGTTGATGGGATTCGGATAACGTTAGTGTCTGTATTTAAAACAGCATTTTTAGTTATCGCTACGCTATCAATAGTCATTATTTATCAATGCCCCTAATTCTTTTTTCATCTTGCCAAATATCATCAACGCCTTTGAGCGGGTAGGGTCCATCCTTCAAACCGCAGGCCGAACATTCAAGCAGCACATCAACATCATCACAGCACCCTTTTTGCTTTGTTCCGCGAACGCTGCACCCTGTCCGCTTACACTTTTCTAACTCCATAATTAGCGCAACGCCTCTATTAATTTGATTAGGAAATTAAAGACCGCCTCGTCTTTTTCAGAGTCCGGATTAATATCTATTTCTTTTAAAGCCTCCGCGCCAGCAATCAATAAATCCAGTGTTTTATCTCTGCCTAGCGCAATCAATACCGTTTTAAGCATATTCACCCCGTGTTAAATCTTATAAGTAATAATGCGAGGCAATACGCCAATCCAGCGGCACCACTTAACATCAATAGACCCCTAACAAATCCGGGCGTCAATTCAAGCGCCGCTTTTATGTGACAAGTAGCCGCTAAAGCTGTGCATAATTGCCTAAAAAACGTATTGCTATACACGCCCGCCTTGAATAGTTCATCTTTTGAATCAATCCTTAAATAGTCAGCCGTCCAAGCTATGCCCCAGTAAAGATTATCAAATGCTGATCCTAGAAAACCAACGACCACGCCAAGAATAAACCAATCAATATCCACTTTTATTTTCTTTTTATACGCTTTATATGCCGCACTCCTCCATATCAAAACAACAGCAAAGCACGCCGCTATTGTTAATGGGGTAAGCGCTAATGAAATAAGCGTAAATGTATCATGGATCACTACGCCTAAGCCCTTTGATCTCTTTTAGAACTATGTCGTGCATCTGTTCAAGACCTTTAAGTCTTCCGATATCTTCAGACATTGAAATTATCCTTTCGGTAGTTTCTTTGTGCCTATGCTCGCAATTGTCTAGTTTTTTGTGGGTCGCTTCTTGCCGCTGTTCTGCTCGCTGCTCTGACAGTTCTTGTCTTTTACTTAATATTTTATATAAATATACAACTGTGCCGGATAGTACGCCTATCACGCTGGTAACAGCCGCAAAAGCATTCATGACTTGATCGTCTGGTATTTCCATTCATTCATTGACAGCCATAAAAAAAGGCACCACGAAGGCACCTCAAGGGAGAAGGCCAAGAATGGCCAGAGTGAAATTTTAGGCATAAAAAAAGCTCCGATTAGGAGCCTTTTACAAGCACTTATAACTCAAGTGCTCAATCATAAATATATGGTAACTTGACGACGGCAGGAAGTAGGACAACACTTTTAAACGTCAATCTCGTCACCATACTTGAAATATACTACTTTCCGCGCAACTTGCAACCTTAATTTTTAGTTTTTTCTTTGATCTTTGGTAACAACTCACCCACATATTCAATGATAAACCGGCGATCATTAAGAATTGTTGATTTTGAGCAGCTCAAAGCCTTGGCGCTAACCATCGCCGCCACGTTATACCTATACGTATGTATAGCCACCTCGTGCTGTCGCGGATGTTGTAGAATCATCTCAGACACACAAGCATCGACCGCTAGCGCGTCATCGTCGTTAAGGTCCATGATCATTTCCAGATTAGGGTTCAGCTGTCGTCTAGCGCGTGATAGTGACAAGAATGTAGGTTGATAGCCTAAATTCAGACCGCCCCGCCTCGCCCACTTCCCCCAACCCTTGAGAAGATCTTGTACATGATTCAGGTAATCACTCATAAACTAAACCCTCTTTGGCTGGAACTCAACGTGAACATGATCAGATTCAAGCACGACATCAAATTCATCAGTAAGCGCCGCCCTTATCCTCTCTACAAGGTTCTTGGCTCGCCCTGGCTCAATGTGGCTAATTCTGAAGTCTACCGCCGAGCCGGAATAGTGTAAGCTTGTTCGACTGTGGACACCATCCGTAACACTCGTTACAACTGTATCGATCGCCAGCCGTTGCGATATCGTCGAGACTGTCATGATCGACAGAACAACCTCACCCCTGATCCCGAACAACTTAACCCCATCTTTGAACGTTAACATACTCACTCCCCTAACACGTAAATAGTAACAAGAACCGTACCCTTTTTAATCTCTCTGTCTCTCCTCATTCTGAAATCATCAATCTGGTTGTCATCAATGAAAACACCCGCGCCTTGCAACGAGTCGAACAGACTTTTCGATAAGTTATCAAGATCACGCCTACGTCGGTCAGGTGGCCCCGCTTTAATATCGAGCCGCAACAACCCAGACAGCCCCAAGCCATAAACCCCTTGATCAACGCATAAGCCGCCCACAATAGATTTGTAAGCCCTGCCACGCGCCGATATCTTCACCCCGCCTCTAGTGCTGCGGTAATACGTGTTGACGGTTGGCGGCCAGGGTAGCGTTATTATATAGACTTTCTGACCTCCCTAATGTAGCGCTGTATAGTTGTATCAGTGAAGTCTAAACCATGCCGTTGTTTCATTAGTCGCTTCACTTTCGCTTGTGTTTGTCGCGGGTCGTCAATTATACATTCTTTGCTGGTCAGCTCATTGTATATAACTTGGCATTTAGCAATGTTAGATCTTGCCACCATGTGGCGCGAAACGTTCGCCTTTTTCCTCCCGTCATCCAACTTGTAAACGTGTCCATTGTACTCTGATATTTCCCGTCCCTTTGTATCAAGCGAGCAAGGCAACACCTGCACTTGACCGCCCGCCGCCACGAACTCTACCATTTCTCGCGCTAGCCTCTCACGCTCTTTCTGTTTTGCGCTCACGCTGAACGGCCCCCTCTTCTCATTCTCCTTCTCGTTGCTCGTCGATTCGATTTTGAATCTCCTCCCTATGTACTGTCACCTCTTTTGGCGCGTCGATGATAAGCTGATAGCACTTACCTCTATTAGTCTTCATCTCCCTAACCTCAATGCGAGTGTGGCCGCCAATGATAATGGCCTCACCGCTATTCCTTGTTAAACATAACGCCATGTTTAATACTCCTTGAGTGTTTAAATAGATCCTAATGTTCTGCTTGGTTGGTTCGCTTTTCTAAGCGCGCGTATTTCTTCTGTAGTTGAAGCCATGAATATTTTAATATCATCAAGAGCTTCGTGAATATGGTCAATTTCTTCAACTCTTACTTTCGCCTTAACAGGCAAAAAGTCAGCTAACGAAAGCTCGCTATCATTTGCTAAGCACAGAGCAAAGCCAAGAATCAAGGCAACCGCAACCATGCCAACCGATAAAATTATTATACCCATAATATAAAACACCTCTAAATCTAAAACCATTAATTTAAAAATTTACTTTCTCTTTCCATGAACTCCCATCGATCACCAAGCTTTAACTCATCCCATCTAACAAGCCGCCCATCTATAAACAAGCCTCTAATGTCTGCAATTGACATCCAGGCGCTTTTTAAACACTCATTAAAATCATAACCGTTATCTTGTGCAAACTGCGCTAATCGGCTTATAGAGCAATCATAATTCTGTTTTAATGCTGGGCTGATTACGTCACCTAAATACCAGTAGCCTCCAAGCGTTACAGTTAACCGACCAGAATTGAATAAATGCGCAGCATTAACAATGCCGACAGAAATAAGCCCTAAAGACTTTTCTCTTGAATTTCTGTCAAGTCTTACTATATACTCGCCAACCTTTTTTAAAATCTTTGCTTGCTGTTGCGCCTCTGTTGAATTTTCGTAAATCTTGCGCACCAACGACCACCGCTCAACCTTCTCTACAAATTCTTCAAACTTCATTAATTAACCCTCTCTTTGACTTCCAGCCTATCTACACCTTTACCTTCTACTATCCACTTGATTTCAACCTTAATAGATGCTTTTTTAGCCACCTCTCCAAAATCCACACAGACGGCCTCAGAGGGCTCTGATTCGTAACCCCTCACCGTTACAGTCGTGAGCCTCAAACACCCCTCCACGCTCAAATTAAGCGGCATTCTGAGCGTGCCAGGTGCCGCCTCTCCGAGCAACTGAACCTCACCACCAGAATTTGGCTCAAAGTACACGTTGTAATGATTTATTGACTCTTTGGTCAACTCCGTCCCGTTTTCCCGTTCCGTTGGCCGCTCCCAGCTCAGCACACTAGTAAGCTCAGCGTGTGCAAAAGATGTTAACAAGAAAGATGTTGAGACGCATTTAATTAATTTATTAAATTCAAACATTGTGCCCCCGTTGAATGTTGCGGATGGTAGTTAGTTTCTGAATCATCGCAGACGTGAACATTGTCAACGTGCATTTTCCAGCATTGAGATATAAACCGCCTACATGGCTTCCCACCGTCCACGATCCGCTCAAGTTCTATCAACGCGGCCTCAAGCAGTAGCTCGTTACTCTTTGCCCTACTTTCCCAATTCATAAACTAACACCTCCTGTATTTTCAGCGTAACAGCTGGTTAGTAATTCATTGCCCTAGATTTATTAGCGATTGATTCAACCGCTTCTTGAACAACTCTGTCAGTTTCGACAAATCGACAGTAATCAAATTGCGTACCCAACAAAACAGTTCCCGTTGTACCTTTTCGATTTTTCGCAATATTTATTTCACCAATCCCTCGATTAGCGCTCTGCTCGTTGTAATACTCATCCCGATACAGTAGCAGTACTGCATCAGAATCCTGTTCAATAGATCCTGATTGCCTCAAGTCGCTAAGCATTGGCCGCCTGTTATTGCGCTGTTCCACCGATCTATTCAGTTGAGATAACATCATGACAGGACAGTTCATGTCTTTTGCAAGTCGTTTTAGCTCTCTGGATATTTTTGATATTTTTGATGTATCGCTTTCGCCGTCTTGATCTATTAAGCCGATATGGTCCACAACAATTAAGTCCAAACCTTCACGCTGTTTGATACGTCTAGCCGTTGCTCTGATGCTTCCAATAGTTTGAGTACTGGAATCATCAATTAATGATTTAGCTTCATGATATTTTTTCTTAACTGTATCTGTGAACCTTGTCCAATCGTGTCCATCAAGATCACCTGTGTGGAATTTTGAATATTCAATATCGGCCCAATTCGATAAAATCCTAGCGCCTAGCTCTTCCGCACCCATTTCCATAGAAACAAACAACGCCGAACCGCCACCACCCACAACACTAGCAAAAACGTTTAACGCTAAGTTGGTTTTTCCCATGCCAGGGCGCGCCGCCACCGTAACCAGCTCACCAGGCAGCAAGCCACCCAAGCTATCGCTTAAATCATCCCAGCCAGTATGTAATCCATAAAACCCTTTTGAATTAACACGTAATTCTATTTGATCTATCACGGATTTAATTTGCTGCTTGGCGTCCTTCAGGTTATCGGTCTTGCGCTCAACCGCTCCCAGCACTCTAGATTGAGCCCTATCCACTTGCTCATCAATGTTAATGTTTGGGTCACTGCAAATCATCAATACGTCTTGAGCTGCTTCACAAAGCCTCCTACGGTCTGATAATTCCCGCACTTTTTGCGCGCATGGCGCAAGTGGTGTTATTGAGTCTTTCGCAGCTGCACCCAAGAATCGCACCCAATCCCCATTAGTAAAACATTCTTCAAGCCTAGCGGCCATTGTTGTTAAATTAACCTCAACGCCTTGACCGCTTAATTCTTCCGCTGTGTGCAATGCTGATTTAATCTTGTTGTTAACAAAATCGCTTATCTCGCAATAATCAACTAGCTCCTCGATCGATGAGATCCCCCGCACAATTGCCGAGAGTACGCCGCGCTCTGCTGTTTCGCTGAATAATTTCATGATGGTTGTCCTTTTGTTCCGTGATAATTGCCTTCAATGATTTTTAAAAACTTTGCGCCATCAATCAAAAAATCAAAACTTGCTTGAAAGTCTTTTGATCTCCCCATTAAAAAGTCAGAGTGTCTAATATGATCGAAGTAACCACCCCAAAACTCTACACTCTGAAACTTTGGGTCAGATTTCCAAATATTTTTTATCTTCCGTTGCCTAGCCACTGATAGTTTTTTGATTGCTGGCAGCTCTGGAAGCCTGGTTAAGAAAAGATCAACTATTTTTTGGTACGGTACAGTGTCAGTTTTCTTGTTGACTGTTTTTTGTTCATCATGTTCTTCCAGCGCTGGCGCGTCATCCTCCGATGACACTCTCTCTCCTTCCTTTCCCTTCCCTTCCCTTCCTTTCCCTTCCCCTTGTGCATGCTTAAGCCGCGTGGGGCACGCGTGGTCCACGCGTGGATTTTTGTCTATCTCATAATCAGAATCATGCTCTAAGCCCCCGCCATTACTAGGCTGTTCAATATGGCCTTGCTCTGGTGCTGGTAGTTTTGACTCTGACTCTCTGTTGTTTATGACTTGATGCATTCTAAAACTAGGAATCACACCAAACCACGCGTCACCGACGGCGTACTTTACTATGAAACCACGCGTGGTTAACGCGTGGAGCACGCGTGAAAAGTCCACGTTGTCGTACGGTAAGCAACCAAGTTTTAGCTGTTCTGGTCTCCACTTGAATCGTCCTTCTCGATCAGATTGCGTCCACAATCCGCTAAACGCGACACGCAACGGTAAGCCGCTTTCTTCCTCGGCCTTGTACAATTCATAGTGTTGAAAAAATTCTGGCTTAACTGTTCTGATTCTAGGCATGCTAAGCCACCTCCATATCGAGAGATGAAATAACACCCCACGTTATAAGACCATTTGTAGACCGAATTATGATTGATTCGTTTTTATCGAGATTTGCAAACGCTTCCAAAATACGCCCACGCTCTGAAAACGAGAACGGCCAAAGCGCCGCATGATGGAATAGGCTTGATGCTGAATGATTGGATTGATCAGATTTGGAAAGTAAAAACGTAGGCGAGCAGGAGCCGCGCACTATTGCAGATAGGATATTCATGATTGTTACCTTCGAATGTGGCGGTTTTCTCGCCACGCAAAGGGTCCAATCTAAAGGTGGCGAGGGAATCGGGTTGGACCTACCGCTTCGAAGGATACGGCCAGCGCAAGCGCTGCCCTCTCCCCTCACCATAACAAGGGATAACGCGCACAAAAAAAGCCGCTGACTAAAGCTATGGCGACTTGTGCGCCTTCGAAGTTGCGGAGGTCCAGTCCGAACGCTGGATTTTGCCAACGCCCAAAAAGTATCACCCATCTCACCGATCAAGTCAACTTTACAATTTATCAATTGCTCTCTCTCTCTTTGTTAACGCTAAATAGTTTTTTTAGTGCTCTGTCTTTACGCTCGATCTCTATCCGCGCTAATCGCTCACACTCGGCTATATAGTCACTGCTGCAATCATCGCAGCACGTAACGCGCCCAAGCGCTCTAAGCCGCTCCGGCAGCTCTCTGCTGCATTGCTCACAATCCATATTTTCCCCACTTGCTGAATAAGCGATCAATACTGATCGGTCATTTTTTGATTAGGTCAACCGGTTAATTTATGTTTAATCAGTCGGCCTAATCTTTTTAATTGATTAATAAGATAGGTGTATAATCAGGGATCGAAAAAATCAGGTCTTAACTGTTTGGCAGTTACCGCGCCCCGCGTTGCTCGCTCTATTTGAAAAGCTCGCTCTAACGGGATAGGATTGTGCTGTTGTGTCCATTTGTAGACAGCCGGTTGACTGACACCCACCGCATCAGCCAACGCTTGTTGACTGCCCAGAATTTTGATCGCTTTTTTAAGGTAATTTTTGTCCATAAGAGTTACTATAATAACTATAGTTATTATATGCAACAACTTTTATTGTTTGATTTTTATAACTAGAGTAATAATATGATAGCTATGAAATTTGGTGAAAGACTCAAACTTGAGCGTAATGAACAAAAGATATCACAAGCGGTCCTAGCTGAAGCCGTAGGCTGTTCACAGCCTGCCATTTACAAGCTCGAAAAGAATGCCGCCGAAAGTAGCGCGTACGCCTCAAAGATTGCTAAATTTCTAGGTGTTAATGTCAATTGGCTATTAAATGGTGAGGGTGTGAAATACATCAGTAGCCAGGAGAATAAAGCAGCATATGGCTATATAACAAATAAACTGGAGACAGTGCCAATCTTAGACTATTCTCAACTATCGAACTACAAGGAGGCGCTAAAAGCGCATGTGGAAAATAGAAAAAGGTTGAGGGAATTACCTGTGCTAATTAGCTGTAAAAACAACGAGTACTGCTTTTATTATCAAATAAATGATAATTCCAATTATCCTGAATTAATTACTAATGAACATCTATTAATTGATACTGTTAGGCCGCCATTGCCTGGTAATTTTGTGTTAGTTAAAGGCCATAAATATAAGATGGTAGGAAGGCTTAGCATGGAGCTAGATGGTGCCTATTCCTGTGCATCACTAGATAACGTTAAAAAGTGCCGAGTTAGCGCTGACATGAATGAAATTATTGGTGTAAAAATAGGCAGCTATAGAGACGGCCTATAAAAGGATAACCGATAACAAAAAAACCAGCTTCTACGCTGGTTTTTTTGTGCCTAAAATTCAATCCCAAAAAGTAAACGGCCAAACATTAACCAGTAGAATACCCGCATAATTTAACAAAAACCTACCCTAAACAGGCCACCCTATCGCCTAGAAAAAATTAAATAATTATTTTCAAAATAAATAACTAATGTTATTGACTCAATAAATAACGATAGTTATTATGGTTGTACTACAACGCAATGGAGTGCGAACAATGAATAGGGCACAACTATCCGAATATATAACAGATATGGAGCCTAATGATGTGGCGCGTTATCTGTCTGAAAGTGATGAATTCATAACCGCTATTTCCAGAGCTGTTCTGTATCCAAGTTCCAAAAATCAATATGAAGCTGTAGCCAAGGCCGTAGAGATGATTCAAACAGGGGCGCTAAACGATGAAGATCAACTATTGCTTGCGCTTAACGCTACGAACGATCATTGATTTTTTTATTGGTGGTGCGTGCCTAGCTTGCTGCGCTTTTATTTTCTTTTGTCGTGCATTACAGGGATTTAAAAATCAAAGAGGTGTAACAAATTGAGAGCTAACAAAGAGATTTACACGGATATAAAGGTGGGTATATTGATGCTTATTGTAGTACTCCCCCTGATTGACCTAGCGCTTGATGCGGCAATGCCATAGATGGCAGTCGCAACGCTCATACTGGGCGAATCAGGAACGGGTAAGAGCGCAGCTATGCGCAACATGAACCCATCAAAAACAATGCTGTTACAGCTGGTACAAAAGCCCCTCCCCTTCCGCTGTAGTGGCTGGAAGCCATACGTAGTTAGTGATTGGCGTAGAATCTGTTCAGCTATTGCTAAGTCTGAAAGTCTTGGCAAAGAGATTATTATTATTGATGATTTTCAATACTTAATGGCCGATGAATTTATGAACCGAGCTACTGAGACTGGTTTTCAAAAATTCACTGAAATCTGCTTACACGCTTATCAAGTTATCAAGTCCGCAATAAACGCGCCCAAAAACCTACGCGTTTACTTCCTTTCTCACACCGAAACCGGTGAGATGGGTAAAATAAAATGCAAAACAATAGGCAAGATGTTAGACGAAAAGATAACGCTCGAAGGGCTATTTACGATCGTTCTACGCACCCACGTGGAAAACAATAGTTACACGTTCAGCACTCAAAACAATGGGAACGACACGGTTAAATCACCGATGGGTCTGTTCTCATCAACTCAGATTGAAAACGATTTAAATGCAATAGATGACATAATATGTCAATACTACGAGATAGGAGTAATTTAGATGTTAGTTAGTTTGAATAAAGAAATGGCCGTGAATGGCTCTGAAGTTGGAAGTGGCGGTATTAGTGAAAGTGGTGCCTATGCTGGCAAGATCGTTGAATGCAAGCCATTGCAAAGCACTAACAGCCAAGCGGCAGGCATAGAACTAACGTTTGAGCGTTCGGATGGAGCACAAGCACGCTTTATAAACATCTACACAAAGAAGAGAGACGGCACGGAAGCGCCAGGGATTAATCAGATTCACGCGCTCCTAGCCTGTACGCGTCAGAGATCAATCGACACTTGGTCGCAACTCTGCCAGCCTATCGGCTTGGTTCTGCAACGAGAGGACTACATTAAAAAAGATGGAAGTGCAGGTTATAAAATGAATATTGTTGCACCCTTCACGGCTGACACAAAACAAACCGCTGCTGAATTAATTGAGAGTAGACCGGCTGCAAAGATTGATTTGATCGTCTCTAATCTTGTTGATAAAAAAGCAAGGCCACGCCAGCCAGCAAGCAATCAAAATGGAACCGGTACCCGACAACACCCACCCGCCGAAGCCTATGATGACGACATGCCTTTTTAAGGATAACGGTTTATGAATTTATATGAACTATCAGAAAACTACCGGCAAGCCGAAGCTGAACTAAAGGCACTACTTGAACTCGATGATATCAAGCCGGACGTTGTAAGCAGCATCCTAGACTCTATGCAAGTTGAAGTTGAGGCCGCATGTATAGAGCTTGGAAAATATGCGTGCAACCTACAGGCGACTGCTGACGCCATTGATGAGAAGGCGCAAAAAATGCTTTACCGAAGGCGTAAGATACTCGATCAAGTGGCGCAAGTTAAATACTACATAATGCACAATATGCAACGCGCAAAGATACAAAAGATTGAAGCGCATTATTTTAATTTGTCAGTAAGAAAGAACCCATTAAAATTACTCGTACATGATGAGTCAGATATTGATGAGCATTATGTGAGTTTTGAAAGAGTTAGGAAGTTAAACAAGGCGAAACTAAAGGAGGATTTAAAAGCAGGCATGAAGGTACCAGGCGCTAAGCTTGAGCGCTCTGAACGTTTAGATATTAGATAGTTTTTAATTTATTATAATTTATTATAATTTATTATAATTTGGAGAATTGCAATGAGTGAATCAATTGAAATTTCAAAAGAAGATAAAGAGTCGCTGCTTGGATTTTTCCAAGCACTAGAGTCTCGCTTGAAAAATGAAGAGCCGGAAAACTTCACTAATGATGAGAGGGCTTTAATAAGTAAACAGATGTTTAATTCCATGAATGAGTCAAACACCTTCGTTCCTGGTGATATTGTGGATTGGAAAACAAACCTAACCAATAAAACTATCAAGGGTCCATTTGTTGTAACAGAGGTACTTGATAAACCAATAGTTGATGCAGATGAAGAACCCGGGTCGTCTTATTTCAGGGAGCCGCTAGATATTAAATTAGGTTCAATACGAGACGATGGGCGATTCTCAGAAACTCATGTAGACAGTCGCCGCATTCAACCCTACACCCCAGCAACCGAATAGATCAACCTCAAGCCCATAGGCAGGTTAACAGCCTGCCTATATTCAAGGAGCACGCCAAACATGGAACACTGCAGGCAAGCAGTAGCAAAGAGTATAAAAGCAGTGTATGACGCTTCTGTCTCTCTTAAACGCTTACAATTTGAAGTTGAGCGCGCGCATTCATCACAGATTGAGCGGCACCGATTGCAGTTAATAGATATACACTATCAAATGTCTCGCGAGTATGAGCGGAATTATGGCCATAGCTACACAATCGAGATTGCTAAAGGCCGTAGATTGTTTAAATTAAATTAATATTTTAATATAGGACTAAAGAAACATGAACAACCAAAGATTAAAGAAAGCAAAGCTAACAAAAGCGGCCATGAAACAAATTCTAGGGCAATTCAAGGAAGGCTCACAAGGAGGGCGCATACTTGAATACTTAGCGGAAAAAAAGACCGCTACATCTTTAGATGTCACTGTTGATTGCGGATGCAGCAATGTATCTGCAGTTATAAAAAACAACATAAACCCAAAGCTGGCCCCTTATGGGGTGTCTGTTCTTGGAATAGTTCCAAAAGTAAAGCACACCTCATCTGATGGTAGGCCAATCAATGCCAAAGATTGGGGTATTTATAAAATAGTTTCAAGTCAATAACCGACAGGCAAAAGCATATAGGGATTTATTTATGAGTAATGAAAAGTATTTAAAACTTAAAGAGCGCTTGAATGCATCACAAACCGACTTAAATGATTCAATTAAAGAAGCGGCCATTATTGAGGGAGCTAAAGGAGAATTATTAGAAGTGCTAACAGCTCTGCAAATGATGGCCAATCACATGGCCACCCTAGAGTGGGATTACCTGGCTCAAGCAATATGGGATTTACAGCAAGATTTGATGGCTCATTTAGCAGAACAGGATATTGAACAAGACGGACACTGTACAAATGAAGCTTTTTGTTATGCCTCTGAAAACAGGCATAAAATGAAGTGGCGATTTATAGGTAGTTGATAAATGCATTGCACCCACAAGATCACTCAAATACGCAAAAAAAAGATAAAAGGCGGATCTTTTCAAATGGTTTACCAGTGCATGGCGTGCGGTAACCGCGTGGGTGCTGCCATTAAAAAAGAGAAAGCTTTTCATGAATTAGGGCATGCTAAAGTGCCCTGCTTTGATGAAGATTTTCTAAATAGAGTAGGTTGCTCTAAAGATGATTACAGGCTAATTATTGGAAACAATGAGGCGTTGGGTAAATTGCATAAAAGAGATTTTTTTGTTAAGTATAATGCCTATTTAGAATCTGAAAAATGGCAGCAAAAACGCCAGCTAGTTATTGATAGAGCCGGTGGTATTTGTGAGGGTTGCAGGTTAGCTAAAATAGACCAGGTCCACCACCTCACATATAGAAATGTAGGTTGTGAGCTTCTGTATCAGCTGGTAGGATTGTGCTCGCCATGCCATGAGCACGCGCACAATCACAATAAATTTTATGATAATGAATTTAATTCAACATTAACTGATCTACTTGATGAAAAAACAGGCTTGAACGAATAAGGTTTATATGAATAAGCTAATATCTTTGTTATGTCTTGTGCAATCCCTGGCGCACTGTGTTGGGGCATACTACGCTAACCAAAAAGGTGACTGCGTATTCTCTATGATTCTATTGTTTACATCTCTCTTTTATTTAATTATTGGATTGATACACTACAGGTCTGTTAATACTCTCGGGAAGTGATTTGAATGGAATTGATTCAAATGGAATTGATAACTAAAAAAGAAGCCGCTGATCGTGCGGCCGTCTCAGTTAAACAGCTTAATCGATGGATAAAAGGCGGTTACTTGCCTGTAATTAGCTTGGGTTCTAGCTGCCGTGGGGATAGAATCGACCCTCACGACTTAAACAGCTTTTTACTTAGACGAAAGCGAAGCAGGAAATTAGAATGTCAATTAAACAACAGAAAGATGGTGTTTATATCGTCCGCGTTCAAATCGATGGACAACGAATTAAAAAAACTGTTCGGGGCACCAGGAAAGAAGCCGAACAGATAGAGCTTGAAATAAAAAGACGGCTACACCAAACCGAAAACAATGCGTTTTTGGGTAAAGCACCAGCTTGTACATATGGTGAGGCGTGCTTAAAATGGGGAAAAAATGGCGCGCCTCAATCAATGCACTCTCACATAAGAAACACGCTTATCTATCTAAAAGATGTAAACTTGACCGATGTACCAGAATATGCAACTCACATGAAAGAGGTTTTTATCTCTAACGGCTTGAGCAATCAGACAGTAAATAGGCGGCTTGCTTGTGTGCGTCGCGTGCTCAATCTTGCATATCGAGAGTGGGGACTATTAGACTTTCCGCTGGCAGAAAAAATATCATTACTCTCTGAACGCAACACAGCAAGATATCATTATTTAACCACCAGCGAGATTGGTGAGCTGATAGCTGCTTGTAGATCGCCAGTAACAGCCGACTTTATAAAGCTGGCCGCTTATACAGGGTTGAGGCGTAGCGAATTGCTTGCAATTCATTGCACTGATTTCCAGGATGGTTATTTGACTGTAAATCAATCAAAGAGTGGAAAGCGTCGAACTGTCCCAGTGCCTAGAAATTTATGGCCAATATGCCAGAGCTTACCGTTTGATTTAACTGAAGCTAAGCTCCGACGTGATTTTGAGATTGCTAGAAAACTGATCAATAGGCCAGAGATTAGGCTGCATGACTTGCGCCATAGTTACGCCACCCTACTGATGAGAAAAGGCGTCTCCGCTTCAGTGCTGCGAGATATTTTAGGCCATAGTTCGCTATCTGTTACAAGCCGATATGCCCATGGTTCAAGCATTGATATTGATAAAGTCCTCGAAAACTAAGGACCACTTTTGGACCACTTGGTGGTCCAAATAGGCGCTAAAAGGTACTATAGTCTAATGCAGGCGCTAGTGTTTTCGGGGCCTGTAGGGGTGATGGGACACGCACAAGGGACTTAAAATTCCTCGGCTTAACGGTCGTGCCGGTTCGATTCCGGCCCTGGGCACCATACGCAGCAAGGCTTATAGCCAAACACCCACTAAAAAGTCCCTTGCCTAAAAAATAAAGGGACCACTTTTGGACCACTTACTTTTTATTTTTCTCCCTTTTCTCCCGCGTTCGATACTCACGCTGATACTCTCGCGCTCTGTCTGCGTCCCTGCCATCCTTTCGACGAGATCCTAGCTCTAATTGATCGCGCTCTATGCTAGCCGCTCTTTCTGACTGTTCAGCCAGGTCATAATCTGTGCGCCTCGGCCGCTCTGATTTCCTGGCTGCTTCGACAGCATTAGGAAGGTGGTCATGTGTGAGTGTCCCAGCATCAATCATGCGCTTCAATTTGTCGCTCTGTGCGCGCCTGTACTCTAACCCTGCCAAAGGTGTTCCCGCTGGCAGATTGTAGCGCTGTCGGTACTCTGGAGCGCTTAGCCCGTGCGTTCTGTTTATATGCACGGGTAGAAACTTGAAGCGCTTCCCGCACTCTAAGCACTCTATTTTATCACTGTTTAAATATTGCTCTACCTCCTTTCTACTTTTGATTTTCATAAGCTGCGTTTGTTTTGTCTGCATACTTTTTAATCTTGTCTTTTAGCTCGGGATATGTCCACCCCTCAAACCTGACCATTCCCGCTTTCACTTTGCGCTCACGCTCTGAGCGCTTGCGCTCTGCTGCGCTCATTGTCATACATTGCCCCTTTTCTCTGTGTGTGCTGCCTCATGTAACGTTTTCATTACTCAGACATGAGATATACCCCCTTTTCTCTGTGTGTGTGCTGCCTCAACATGTACCTATATTAGACTGTGACCGGTCAATTGTCAAGAGTTAATTGAGATTAAATTAATTTCATTATTTCTATATATAGTTGTTGACGCGTGACCGGTCCATTGTTAATATAGTTACACGTTGAGGGGCACAAGCCAAGCAACGCAAACAAACGTTAAACTCTACATTGGAGAACATCATCATGGGTACATTTTTAGCAGTAAATTTATACAGCAGCACTTCTTTCAGTTTCAGCGATATCGAAACACTAGACAATAACATTGATCAAGATCATGATCATGAGATTCACTTATTAGAAGGTAACGCAATAGGTAACCTAGTTGCGGATGATTGCAGACTGATAGAACGATTTTTTAATGAGTTTGCGGATGCTGACCAGGACACGATTAGAAAGGTTCTTTTTCTGGCTGAAACTTTAAATTATCCTCTGGAATATGCATTTGACAACTATGAAAACGTTAACATAGTAGATCAAAGGGCAAAAGATTACGCTGTTGAATATATGAATGAGGTTATGGAAGTTCCGGAACACTTGGAATTCTATATTGATCATGAAAGATTCTCTAGAGATATGGAGTTAAATGGTGAATGGTTTGAGCTTGGTGGTTACGCTGATGGATTTTATACAGTAGTAAATTCTAGCGAATTGTAAAAACCTATTAATACCTCTTGACTGTGACCGGTCGAGAGGTTATTATTACCTTACTGAATCAGGGCAAGTCAAGGAGGGTAAAGATTGAAAATACCCGTAAAATACAAAGGTAGAAAGTACAGGTCTATAAGGGATCTGTGTATACAAAACGGTTATAATTACCCGACAATTATGGGTAGAATATATAGGCGAAAGTTAACAGTAAAGCAGGCTGTTGAATTCACGCCGAATTTTCACAATATGGTAAGATATAAGGGGAAAACTTATAGAACGTATAAAGATTTGATTGACGCGCACAAGCTGAACGTAAACCCTAAAACGTTGGCTAAGCGTGTTTGGCAGTGTGGCGGCTCGATTAGTAAGGCTATAAAGCTGCAACCTGGAAGGGTAGGCCGTCCGGCTAAAACCGTAAATTACAAAGGCTATGAATATAAAAGTTTGCGTGATTTGTGTATGCAGTTAGATATACCTTACCCTAGCACTTGCGAAAGATTGAGAAAAGGACGGTTAACTTTTAATGAGGTAATAAATACCGCTTTAGATCGTCGATATTATATATAAATAGGTGCTAACTATAATGGAATTTATACCCACAAACGACTGTTTTAGGCATCTTCTTTTGTTGTTGAGAATTCACAAAGATATTGAGCTGGTATTAGATATTTTTGAAAAGCAAGGAGTAAAAAACGTCACCCGCTCTAAAGTCAAATCATGGTCTACTAAGACGGGCAACCAGAGTCCAGCATATAGACCTATGCCGCGTAAGGCGCTGGATGCTTTTATTGATGGCTTATACAGCGAAAAGCTGATAGATCTAGAATAGAAAAGGGGCAATTAAGCCCCCTTTTTTCTGCTTGTTCAGCAGTTGACAACAAAGTCTGCGATTAATATTCCTAAGCTGCTTGTACAGCAGTATACTCATAAGTTCGTCACTAATATTTCTAAGCTGCCTATCCGGCAGTATACAACAAACTGAAAATATAATAGCGCCCTCGCGCTTACACGTCAACTATTTTTTTAGAAAACGCCCCCACGCCTTGCCGCCTATCTGCCATCATTTCGCCAGCTTTGCGCCGTGTGTTTTTCCATTTGTAACGTGTTGGTCTTACGCCGTTGGGTGATTTTCTTTTGATTGGCGTATTGTCCAAACGAATATAATCTTTAAATAAAAGGCTGCTAAATTTTAAACCGCCCGTTCTAAGCTCTTTAAGCTGTAATGTTTCAACAGGATCAATTAATATCACCTCATCACCTGGCTCTTTAATGAAAGGTTGCGGAAGTAGATTAATGTCTCTATTCTTCATTTCCATGTTAATTTCTACCTCCTTCCGCTCTATCTCTCCATCATCGTTAATATTAACGACTGTTTTATATTTTTTTAATGATCCATTTTCCGATCTAAAAACACGGGTAGGCGTTATCTCTGTTGGTCCATTGTATGCCCACGGTGGGATATCACAAGCTGACACCATGCGCGGCTTGCCATCTCTCATTAATACAAATATAAATGTTGGGATCTCACCGTCTCCCAAATCAAACGGCCCTGAAGCTGTTACATAGCGCCATTCAGATTCAACCGTTAGGTCTGTGTAGGCACCCGTATCTGCCACGCCTACTTCACCATAGCAATTCTCAGTATTAAAATTAGTTTGTGCCCTACCGGTTTGCACGCTGCAATAAACGGACGCAGAAGAACTAGAAGTATCAGGCGAGCCATATTTAAAGCCTAAAAAATATTGGGCCGAAGTCATTAAAAAAGTGCCGTAAGATGAGGCGTTATTAACCGAAGCCGTCAAGTCTATATCTTGCGTTGTTGTGTCTAGTTGGTTCTGATGAACTGCGCCCGTTTCTAGACCGGCCTCTGTTACTCTAGTGGCACCGCTCAAACCTAGAGCTATCGCCTCGGGGTTATCACGTAACTTTGTCATTAAACCGGTTGTTAGCGCTGCGTCAGCCGCGACCTCTGGGTTTGTAATATTACTGTAGGACATTGTATAACACCTGCTTTTATTGGATTAAATAGGGGTCATCGCCGTTACTCATTAAATTAGAGTTGTTGGCAATAAATCCGTAGTTGTTTCTGCTGCTTTCGCTCTCCGCTGTGTAAGCGCCTAGCGTGTCCGGCCCAATTATCGCGTACCTGTCTGTAACTTCCTGCCCTGTTTTTACAAGCTTATAAAAGTACTGGTTGTTTTTCTTCTGCGCCTTTTCAATAACGCGCATTATAACCGGCTTGTTATAGCCTTCAAAATCTTGTATTAAATCGGTGTCAATTGTTACTGCGTCACCGACATTTACAGCGCTATCTTTTGCATCAACATAACACGTAAATACAATAGGCTCTTTATTTTGTGATATTAACCTGTTGCTTATTTTGCTGGCTGTTGCTGTTGAAGTGTCCGGCAAAGAATCCGCGTATATTTTTTTTACTTTCTCCTCGCCTAAGTTCGCCTCAATAACTGAATCTATTTTGATATATACAGAATCAAAGTTCTTTGCGTCATCGCCTGACGTTTTGTCATTCTTGCCGAAAAACACCCACACCGCAGTTAATATACTGCGTTGGTCGCGCTTAATAGTGGCTTTACCGTCTAGTATATTTTCGTCGTCGGTCCACGTCACAGTACCCGTTAGTGTCGGCCCTAGCGCTTGAAATTTTATTTCCTGCGCTGCATCATCCCACCATAAATTGGAGTAGGATTGATTCGCTAATTTATCAACAATATCTTTAACTTTCGTGGGTTCAATCACCCACAAATCAACGTCCTCCGATAATAGTTTATTATCTCTTTCACTGTTCCAGTCAGTATCTGGAATGTATGAGGCATGATCTATATCTGTGTAGTCTTCTATGATATCGCGGATTACATCAACCGCATTACCACTATTCTGATATACAAAGCGCACGGGGTCGGCTGCGTCGTGGTCTTCGTCCGTCGTCCCTGCCTGCCCTCTGCCATCTATGATAATGCTGTCCGCGCCGCTGGTAGCGCTGTAGGAAACGACCTCGTCACCGATAATGGCATAGCCTGCCCCGGCTGCAAACCCTGTATTGTCTGTTATGTTTATAGTGCCGGTTGCCGCTGCTGCAAGCGATCCGCTCAACTCGCCATACGTTGCCGCTGGAATCTCTGACTCGTTTAAGCGTGATAAAACATCTGCCGCCTGTATTTTTACGTTGCCTTTGTCGTCTGGTCCATCAATGCGTTTTAAAAAGTAGGTTCTTTTTTGAAAATTGGATAGGTTAAAAGTATCACCGTGTTGATAATACCCTACATAGATTTCTAACATACGGTTTAAATAGTACGGATTCTTTCCAATCATTTTGCCAAAATACGTACCACGCGCACCATATTTAAAATCCGATAGGCTTATGGAAACTTCCCCTAAATAGCCTAGACCACCCTCAACCGTAGCGCGTGCGGGTATCCATTCCACCCGGTTAATACAAGCGTGATAGCCTTCTGTGGGTGGAATCTCGCCTTCTGTCACATAACATTGCGCGTTTTCAGTGTCTGGCTCTGTCAGACCTATTTTAACAATGTAGGTTAATGAGCGGCTAACTTTTGCTATATCATCCGAATAACTCAAACTGTTAGACCCTCTAGAATCATACTGCCATTCAAATAAGCGTAACCGGGTACGTTTTTAGAAAACTGAGGCTGTGGAATTTTCTTTTTAAACCAACAATAAAAAGGCTGTTCATTGCCTGCCAAATCCCAAACAATATAAAACGGGTATTGTTTAGCGCTCGCTATAAAGTCCGCCCAATAAGAAAAGAATCCGCTACGTGTATAATAGGGTAGGTTAATAGTGACGCTTTTAAATCCGGTTTTAAGCGTCAAGCCTGCCAAGTTTTGGCCGCGTGTTGTGTTGGGTGTGATCTGGTCACCGTCTGCGAATTCAGGCGATATGTACCCGCCTTTCTGGTCTCGCTCTAGGTCAAGCCTGACGCCTAACGCTATGTCTGTTATATATACGTCTGCATCTTGTGCTGTTATCTGTATCCTGTAATAACGATAGCTAACTGAGCTGATTGATTCCATCACCACGCTGTCATCAGCTGGCGTTATCGTAAAAAGCGTTGTATAACTTGAGTTGTTAGATGATCCAGCTATAACAACTGTTGCGTTTTGAGTGCCTAGATTGTTGCGGCCAATCCCTAGCGCGTCCACACTCTGAGCTGTCGCGCAATCAATAACAGTGGTCCTAGTTGCGCCTGTATCGGTCCACAAAGCGCTTGAGCTAGTACGGCCATCTAACGCGCTCGCTATGCCGGTAGAGTCGTCAGAGGTGACCGTGGAGCCTCGCAGAACGTTATCATAGAGTATGTAACCCATTTTATATTACTATCCTCACATTGGCTTCACGTTCGTCGTTTATTTGATCTACTATTTTTCTTACTTGCCCTTTTGTTAATAGCGCCTCATCGTCTATGCCTGTTATGTCTAATATAACGGTTTTGTTTCTGGGTTCATCGTTTGCTGCATCGTCTAGCCCTGGAATCGGTGGATCGTCGTCGCCTGGTTCAGGCACTGAAGGCAAGCCACCACCACCACCGCCACCACCCGCGCCCGATATCTTCGATATTATCGCGGTACTAGCCGCCGCTGCTATCAAAGCATAAGCCGCGCCCACGTAAGGCCCACCCTGTTCATTACCAGCCGTATAGGCCCCTAATATGGCCTGTTGCTGTAGAACCTTGGCCTTGTCAAGAATCAGGTTCTTTGTTATGTCAAATAGGTTACTACTTCCAGCAGCTGAGGCCGCGATTAATTCGCCGAATGTTTTTTTCTCTGTTTTAACCTCATCCTTCCCGCCTTTCGCGTATAGTTTATTGACATCTAAAAAGTACTTATCTTTTATTCTTCTTAGTGTGTCAGCGTGCTTTTGCTCCATGCCTTCCTTGCCTGAATAATACTGCTCTAAAAGTTTTGTCTCTTCCTCGAATTTTGATACTAACAATTCTTGTTCTGTGGCGTATTTTTCTGTTAACTTCTCAACAGAATTTCCTAGCTCCTCCTGCCGCTCTGCTTTTGCTTGCGCTATTCTCGCATCATTGGCCGCTTGAGCGGCTATTGTCGCGTCCGCTTTCTCACCCTCTATAGTTTCTATAAGCTCAATATAGGCGTCTCTTTCTTCGTTAAGTTTGTCTAGCTGCGTAAAGTCTGGGTTTTCACTCTTGTTCCTTCCTCTTCCTGAGAATCGGTCTGCTCCACTGGTTTTTTCTTCAACTGAAGATATGCTGGAATCAATCATATCTAATAGTTTTTGTGCGCTTTCTATATTCCCAGACTCTGCTTGTATTTCTAGAATCTGCTTATTAATTTCTTTTATTCGTTCCAGCCTATTATTTTCGAGCGCTTCACCCTTGTTCCTTCCGCTACCTGTGCCGCCTTCTTGAAACCTGTCTAGCTCTGCTTTTAGTTCTGCTATTGCCGGTCTACCGGTTGATATTCTATTTATTAAACTGGTTATAGCTTGCGATGACTCTTTTACAAATTTAGCCAAACCGCTTTTTTCTGAAAACTTAACGGCTAACAAGTCAACCGCACCGCCTAACGTTGAAAGAATACCCGGCAAGGTTTCGGCTTGCTTTTTTAGTGCTCCTGCAAACTGGTTATTTCCAATGTCGTTTAAATATTGAATAATATCAACTGAGCTATTAGATACACTTTTAGTTACACCCTGAAAAGTAAAAGAAACAGATTCACCGTTTTTTCTGGCTGCTATACCGAACTCGTTTAACCGCTCAAACTGTCCTCTCCCAGCATCCGCTATAGCCTCTACAAATTGATCAAGAGATTTTCCTAGTGTAACGGAGGTGTTTATCATGCTTTCCATTGAATCAATAGAAGGGTCAAGCCCAAAGGCTTTCATTTTTATACTTGCGTCTGTTACCTCCTGTATTGTTAGTGGCGTTTTTGACGCAAACTCTGTTAGTTTTTTGAATTGTAGCTCCGCTTTTTTCTGGCTACCAAACGTAGTTTCTAGTGAAGCCTGCAATGTCTCAAAGCTTCCCGATACCTGTAATACACTATCCACTAATAGGGTAGTGGTCCCAGCTGTAATTATTCCAGAAAGGGCAATTTTAGCATTTTTAGAAACGGCTTTTGCTTTTTTTTCAAAGGTATCAAGGTGCTTATTGACCTTTCTAAGCTCCGTTAACATCTTAGCGCTATTTGCTGTCAAATCTATTGCGAGACTAGCCAGAGTTGCCACTGATTAACACCTTTTTAATTTTATCAACTAAGGGTTTATTGTCCGGTTCATCCTGTGAATATTTAGGCATAAAATCGGACGCCTTAAAGGCTTTTGAACCGCTTGAACGGTTCGCGTTAGCTATTACGCTGGCAATTATTCCCGCCCTCAAATCTGCGCGCTCTTCGTGCCAGGGTTCAAGCTTCGCGTAAGCCATCGCTTCGCGTATGTCATCCATTGTCATTATTTGCTCTAACAAAGGGACCGGCCAACCAATCTTGCACGCGTATCTATGCAAGAATAGCCTAGTTGGTCGGTGTTTTAGTTTCCCGCTAGTTCCTCGATATCTTCGTTACTTATAGCGTTAAACTCTTGGCACTGCGAATATAGAAAATCAACAACTTCAGAGTTCTTGTTACCTAACGCTTTAACGTGATCTGGTGTTTTGAACATCAGTTCTCCGCCTGGATCAAGAACACAAGCAGCCACAATTTTTGCTCGAATATTTTCTAAGTCTCGTTGTGACTTTCCGCTTTCATCTGTCTTTAATAGGCTTAACTCGTAAGCGTCTCGCGCCTTGGCGGTCATCTGCTGAATAATTACAAAGCCGCCCCATTTAGGCAGCTCTACGCGCTTCGTTTTTACGTCTTCTACGTTTAGAATGTCTTTAAGTGTTAATTGTTTCATGCTTTACCTATGCCCACGTAACCGGTCCGCTAATTCGTAACGCTAGTGATAGGGTTATCTGTGAGTCTACTGATATTCCCAGTGGAAAGTTTTTAACATAAGCGCTGAACGTTATAACAGTGGGTCCGCTGTCTGTTAATGTTAGTTCAAAGTTTCTAAGGGTCTTGTTATCTCTGTCCGTGCGTAGCCCTGTTTGTGGTGCGTTGGCTGTGTCTAGGTTCATGGTTAAAGTCACCTCACCCTCATCTTTCAAGCCTAGAATGAATTCTTTGGCGGTAGATGAAAGTGTAGTAACGTCAATCTCTGCCGATGTACCACTACCAACACCATCAATCCCTGTTAGCTCTCCGATAGCCGTGAATACTTCAGGGTCAGCACCATCGCCACGTTTCAGCACTACGCCTTGCGAATTAATAGCAGTCATTTAAATCACCTCTTTGTTATGGTTGAAACCAGATTGAAAAGTCTAAGAAAATAGAATAATTTTTTTGCTCGTCTTGGTATTGATCATCTGAAATTGCGGTACATATTGCGACAAAATCAGATGAATCATAAAGCGCCCTTTTTAGCTGCTCTTTGATGCTATCTAAAAGCGTGTAGCTTGTTGCATAGCACTCTAATTGAATCATGTGATGCTCTGATTCAGATTCACCAATTAATAAGTTCTCCGGCTCTTCAGCGCACACAAACATTATTAAAGGGTATGTAGGGCTCTGAGGTAGTCGGCCTCTGTATATTCGATCACCCACCAACGCGCCTAAACCAGCGTGATCAATTAATGCCTGGTGTATTGTGCTTGTAGTCATTTTGTAAGCTTCTTAATTCGATTTGATAGTTTTTTCTTAAATGCGTCTACCGCCTTAGTGCCGCCTTCTGATTCCCATGCGACCATAAAAAACGGCTCTTTCTCAACTTTGCCCCTATAGGCTCCTCTGTACCCTTTTTTACCTTTGCCGCCTGGGTTTTTAACCTTGCGCCCTTTTATTTTTCCTTGTCCAGATTTAGCACCACCTGGCGTACTGTGTTTGTTTTTCCCTTTTGTGTATCTTTCAACTGTGCCGGCCTCGAACATATGCGCGTAAGGTGCGCTCTTTCTGTTTACTATGATTGATACCCCGGCCGCTTGATTTCCTCCGGCTGCCTGCCCTATCTTGTTAACTTTTAATTTGCCGGTTCTATGGCTTCTTCGCTGTATAGCGTCTTTAAAGCTTGGCTTTGTTAGTGCTTTGGCTCGTTGAACTGTCGGAAGGCTTGCCGCCATAAGTCCGCGTTTAAGCTCCTTGTGCCCTACTTCAGCGCCTAATTTAATTAGCTTGTCTTCTAGCTCTTTCATGCCTTTTACATGAATATTAAAATCCATTAAACATATTCGTAACAAAGCAAAATTAATTCTTTGTTACGCTCCCCAATGTTCACAACGCTTTCAATCTCTAGAATTCGTTCTCCGTATTTAATTCTATGTTTAGGCGTAATGGTTGCAGACTGGCTATCATATCGAAGCTCAACAACTGTATTTAGTTCGGCTAAATGCTGCTCGTTAGTGTATGGCTCTTTACCGCTGATAGGTCTAACATCTGCCCAGCGTGAGAAGGCAGTGGCCCACGCTTCAACAAGTGAGCCAAAGTTATCAACTGTGTTTTGTAGCGCTTGAACCTGTACCCTTTTTCTAAGCTTTCCCGCTCTCATTAAAAGTACCTATTTTCGTCAAGTGTTAGCAGCCGTTCAGCGCCCAAAGGAATAGGCTTGAGTTTGTCCATGCTGGTTTCTTCTCTGTTCTCGTACCAGTGTGCCGCCATTAGAATAACCGCGTGTTTTATAGATTGAGGTGCTTGATTTGCACCCGCCACTACCCGAACAATAACAGCGTTTTTCTGGTCCCTGATGCTTGGCCATTGCTCGCCATAGCCTAGATTAATGTGTGCTCTAAAACCGTAATCATCAAGGAAATAGACTGAATCGCTCAGTGTCTGGTTGTTGCCGTCTGTGTCTACGTAGGTGATAGATTCAATTGATTTGATCGGCCTAATAGGGATCTCTAACGAACTAAAATCAGTAAAAGGAATGTCCCATGTTTGAGTAATGAAAACGTTACCTGTTGCTTTTTCTGCGTACTGTCGAGCCGCTACGATTAAACCAAATAAATAGGCGTCATCTTCACTATGCTCTATTCTTAGCTGTGTTTTTAATTCCGAGACGCTTACCGGCTCGCTGAGTGGCTGCGTTATCAGTTTCATTCTCATTTAATGCCGCCTTTTCTGTGCCTTGCTTTACTGGGACCGCTGAACCGCCAAGAATTAGCGATTTACCCTCATTGTCTCCGACCTCTAGCACCTCCCCCGGTTTTCTCGTGATTCGTGGCCCACTCATGCCTACCAGCATTTTAATTAACATAACAACCCCTTTAGAGTGAGCGCCTAAACGCTCACACACACCATTAAAAAAAACTATTAAGACGCTGCCATTGTTAGGGCGCGCATCCCGTTTCCGTCAATTATCTTTGAATCGGTGCGCATAATTGCAACAAATCCAACCTGATGATAATCAGCATAACGCTCAACCATGCGAGTGATCGCCATTCCCATAACGTCACGAATCCAAAGGCCGGATATATCACCGTAAACAATTGATTTAGCGCTTGCCGCCATGTTTGGCAAACCTTGGTCGATGGCGTAGGTGTCGCCGTCAATCGTTGCTGGCGTTACGCCTGAAATATCCGGTTGCCATAATGGACGGCTGTCTCCATCAAGTAGCTTTTTAAGCGCCAATAGAGTTGTATCATTAAATACCCAATTAGCCCCGATTCTATAAGCTGGATCAACTGAGTGCTTTAAATCAAGCATTTCTATATACGTTACCGCTGCCACTGCTGCCGCTGTTTTGCCGCTTGTGCATTGATTCAAGCCTTGCGGCTGTGATGAACCTGTTCCCGCTGCATAGTGTGCCGCTGTTGCTCGGCCTAAACGCTCCCCGAATTTTTTGATTAAAAACGCCTCTAGATTAAACGCGCTATCTTGCATTAGCTCGATGGGTACGCGGATAATTTTAGAAGTGTATTTATAGGCTCCCAGTGCCGCGCTACCAAACGCTACATCTTGTTCACTGTCTTGTGCGTTTTCCGCTAGAATAGCCCCACTGTTGCCTGTGTCGTCGTTGGTTGGGATATCTAACGTGTTGCCTGTGTCGGTGCTAATAACTGTAGCCAGGTTTCTAATGCCGCCAAATTGCACCATTTTTTCAATAATGGTTTTTTGTAGGTCAGTAGGAACAAGATAGCCACCCGCTGAATTGGTGCCGACTGACTGAGCACGGACTAACGCGGCCTGATGTTCAGCACTGAGACCAGAGGAGCCGGGTTGATCGGATCGAATGAGCGCGCCAAACGCTTCACGCGCTCGCTCTTCTTTGCTCTGCTCCTTGCCTTGCTCCTGCTTGCCTAACCGCTTCTCTTCGCGTTGCTCTTGCGTAAACTCATCTAATGAGCTGGCGCGTTTGCTGGTCTCGATCCGCTTATCAAAGCCCTCTAGGGTTGTGGTCATTTCTTCCCATTTGCTTTGCTCATCTGAAGAAAACCCGCGTTCTTCGTCTTCTGCTGCCTTGTGCATTGCGCGCATTTGCGTAGCAACTTGGCCGCGTTCCTGTAGTAGATCCTGTAGTTTCATAATATAAACCTCTATTAATGGTCTTCATTTATTGCGCACAAAAAAAAGGCCGCTTAATACGGCCTCAATTAATGCGCTGTTGTGCTGAAATAATCGTTCTATAGAACGCGGCTTATTTCTGCAAGTGTTAGCTGTCGGCTTCGTAGATTGGCCTCTAGCATTCTTTTAGCTTTCGCTTGTGTGTTTCGGTTTTGGTCTCTGCGTTGAATGTATTGTTCTAGCGATCGAAGGCCCACGGTTGCATCTGGGTAGGCGGGATAGGTAACTGGACTAACATCAAATAGCCTCGATACTTTGTTAATGGTCCTAACAATGGTCCCGTCTACTTCTGTGAAATCGTCCTCTTCAACTAAAAAAGAAAAACTACTTTGGTCTATATCGCCACGCTTGATACTCACCTGCAAATCATTGGCGTAGGTAGTATCTGGAAAATCAATTTCATAACGTAAACCGTTATCATCAATGCTAAGGTCTAGCGTTCCCGATTTCGTGCGCCCTAGTATCAGACTTGAATCGTGATTAAAAAGCGCTCTTACGTCATCTTCAAGCCTATCATCGAACGCGCCACGCGCTATAATCTCGACAAACCCGCCTAAGTCTTCAGACTTGCTCTCAAACACTGAGCCGTAGCCTGTAACCCTGCTCTCTCCTGCGCGTACTTCGCTATTAAAAAAGCGCCTTTCTATGTTCATTAGCTGGTTAACTCCTTCAGGGTGTTATAAATTGTGTCTTCTGTGCAAAATATCCCGCGATTTTGTGCGTCAATAAACTGTTCTGTAAATGTTTGCGTCAATGATTCAGTGCCTAACGCGCTCGCAATCGGCCCTAAATGCCGCTGTATGAACCGTTCAGCGCCACCGCCTAACCATGTGGCTTGTGACTTGTCGCGGCTTACGCGCTTTTGTGCGCTGTCTAGTAGCTCGCTGAATCGGGTAAGTAGTGGCATGGCATCTATCAAACTTTTTTCTTCTGGCTCCTCGTCGCTATCGCCTTCTGAGTCGCTGCCGGTTTTGAGTTTTTCGGCTTCGTCTTGCTTGATCATGTTAAGCGGCACAAGAACCTCATCAAGCCCGTCTATTGGGTTCATGCCCCTCAACTCGCGGCTTTCGTTGCGCGTAATGATTCCAGCATTAACAAGTTTCACGTCTTTCTCGGCCTCATCTTTTGGCGTACCTCGCAATAAATCGGACCGATCAAACTTAATGTGAATGGTGTTTTGCTCTTTTGTGCTCAGTAATTTATATGTTATTTCTTGTTCCCACTGGATAAACCACGGTGATAAAGTGCGCCTTACAAAGTTAATGCTTTCCTCTGTGATGTTTGAAAAGGTCGCGTCTTTTAAATCGCCTATCATGTGTGGCGGTATGTCGTAAATCTGCGCTACTTTTCTATCGCCATACTGCCGTGTCTGTAAAAATTGCGCCTCTTCCGGTGGTATGCCTACCCGTGTATAGTCCATCCCATCGGGTAATACCGGTGTTTTGTGCCGGTTCCCGGTGCCGCTGGTAGCACTGGCCCAACTGTTACGAATGGCCGCCCGTGCTGGTTCGTCAAGCTTGCCAGGATGTTTTAATATACCCTGAACCGTTGCGCCATTGCCGAAGAATTCAGCGCCGAAGTTTTGCGCCGCTATCTGAATTCCCAGCTCTTCCGCGTGTTGGCGTATTGGTGAGATACCTAAATACCCATCACTAGAAAGCGCTTTAATGTGAATCACTTCTTCAGCGTCAAGGTAGACCGTTTGCTGATTGTGTAGAGTGGTCTGATAGATTACAGTGTTATCTTCCATCAAGTATAGAGTTGTTAGGCCAGGGTTCAACGGCCAAATGGCAACCGGAAAACCGGCATTATTGAACTCTATCCACCCATAGCCATTTCCCCACCTGAGCGCCTGCGATTGTATTAACTTAATAACAATAAACGCGCTCATGTTCTTGTTAGCGCGTCTTGTTAGTAGCCTGTAAGTTGGGTGGTCTTTTGCAATCTCCGTGCGCTCATCGGTCACCCTGAACGGTTTCAGGCATTGCGTAGCCACGCCGTTTGATATTACACCAATGGCAGCGGATACCGCGCCTAATTGCATGGCGGTATTTTCGTTAACTGTTACACCGCTGTTATTAACCGGTCCGGTTAATATATCTGTTAGCCATCCCGCAGGGTGTTTCAATCCGCTGAATTGGCGCTCAACAGTGTTAGCAATGTTTGAAGCTAGATTTTTTAAATACTTCATACGACCAAAAGCCCTTCACTGTAGTCTGTTCTCGATTCTTCGTGAAACAACGCCCTATTTAGCGCCATTATTGCCGCCACAACGCCATCAATTTTGTTTTGCTCGTTCTCTTTTCGTGGATAAATGTTTTCTTTCGCGTCGATATGACACACTACGTTTGATATCATCCATGTTAAGATAGGATCACCGTTGTGGTGTAGCCTGCCGTCGAGTATTAAAGCCTCTAGTTCTTTCATAGGCTCGCTAAAATTCTGTACTGTTGCCCTTACTTCGACCATTTCAAGGCCGTCATTCATTAAATGAGTAGCTAGTTGAGTAGCCTGAAAGGGGTCATAACAACATTCCTCTACTTGATATATAGAGCACTCGGCTTTAATTTCTTCCTCTATGCTGTCTAAGTCTATAATAGCGCCTGGTGTTTCTTTTAATAACCCTTGTCTTGCCCACCCGCTGTACTGGCTGTTGTCGCTGTTCTCTATTGTTTCTTCTGGTAGCCAGTATTTACCGAATAGATAGAAATGCGTTTTTCCATCAATGCGCCGCATAAACAACAACACAAGCGCCGCAATATCTATCTTGCTGGCAAGGTCTAAGCCTAACCAAACCGGTTCACCTTCGAACTGTTCGAGCGTCAAAGAATGATCGGCTTGTGCGTCCCACTTGCGCATATCCATCCAGGCCGAATCCGCGTTAACCCATATATTTAAATGCTTTGTTAGGAAGTTATTTGTTGCACTGGGCAGCTCTAAAGCCTTGCGCGCCTTGCGCTCTATGTCTTGTGGATTTACTGAGATACCCCAATTAGGATTGGCTTTTTCCCATGCGATCGGGTCGGCCCAATCGTCACTTTCATCTGTCGTGTAAATTATAGAAAAGTATTCTTGGTCCTCGTGCGATCCATCAAGGATTTTTCTTGAGTAGGTGCGTTGTTCGTAGCAAATCCCAGCACGATTAAAGCCAGCCGTGGTTATCAACCAGATAAGCGGCTGCCTTCTTGCGCCCGTTGCTGTCTCTATTACGTCGAAAACGTCCCGCGTTTTATGCGCGTGTAGCTCGTCGATTATTCCACAATGAACGTTTAAGCCGTCTAAGTTTCCTCCTTGGTCGCGTGAAAGCGCTTTAAAGCTGCTCCCTGTTTCTTGAGTAAAGATCGTGTGCGGTATCGCCTTACCCATAACCTGAGCGTTGAACCGTTTGCGTAATCCCGCGTTATTGTTAACCATTGCCGCCGCATCATTGAACACCAAACGCGCCTGATCTCTAGTCGTGGCCGCGCTGAAAACCTCTGCCCCTCCCTCGCCATCTGCAAGCAAACAATATAAACCCACTCCACTTGATAACGTAGATTTAGCGTTTTTTCTAGGCACTTCGGTATAAACTGTTTTAAAACGTCGATAGCCATCGTAATCAATCCACCCGAACACGCTTGTTAGTATGAAAATCTGCCAGGGTTCTAGCGTTATCCTGCGCCCTCGCCACTCGCCTTTTATGTGTGTCAGTAATTCAATAAACGCGCAAACGTGCGAAGCTCTCGAAACATCAAACGAATAAATAAACCCCTGTTTTTCTAGGTCGTCTCTTTGTCTCTCACACGCGGATTTTACAAAGTTGCAGGCTAGCACCGTGCCGGTTAATACATCGCTAATGTACTGGTTAGCTATGCCTACATAATCACGCATTAATTAGATAGCGTCCCACGGATCACTTCCACTGTCTTTGCTGCCTATTGCTTTAACTTTGTTTCGAGCTGCTGGCGTTAAACCAAACTCTGACAAAACGCTTTGAAAACGTCTAGCCGCGTCTGCTCGCTGGCTAAATTCAGGTAGCGGCCTAATCATTTCAGAGCCTTCTTCTGTTACTGTTGTGTACGTACTTTTTCCTTTTCTAACTGTTCGAATATCACTACACAAACTTTTCCATTCTGAGTATGTTTCACAAAGCATTTCAAGTGCGGCTTGATCTGCTAATGTTATTACACCCATTGAATGCAACAGTTCGGTTAAATCTTTCCAATAATTTTTAGCTCTAGTGCTCAAGCCTTTTGGCATCTCTGGAATTTCTGAGGCCACTGTCGGGGCCTGCTTATTGTCCCGCGTCGGCCTGTGCGTTCCCTGTACAATTTTTAGGCTTTTGCTGATTGCTTTTCTGCCTTGACTCATTGCTAAAACTCCTGTTTATTTTCTGGATTGGCCGATATATGATCGGCTTTTGACCCTCTGATTGTGGTTTTATGAAAATTGAAG